TTATTAAAGAAAGACCCAGACAAAGCAAACGAGATACTATTATTAAACAATCATTTGTTCTGGTCATTTGAATCTACACCTACATTAAAAGATTTAGATGAAGAAGTATCTGCATTTGAAACAGTATGGGGCAGAAGCCCTACACTTATAGTTGTAGATAACCTAATGGATATAGCAATGGATGGACACGAAGAGTTCCAAGGTATGCGAGCAGCAATGAAAGAACTCAAGTATCTAGCCAGAGATACAAACGCAGCAGTGCTTGTATTGCACCATACTAAAGAAGGATTTGATGGCTACCCTTGTCAATCACGGTCATCTATTCAAGGTTTAGTTAACCAGATACCAGCAATGGTATTAACTATTGGGCAGATGAAACAAGGAGATGACAACTTCTTGTGTGTAGCCCCAGTTAAAAACCGTTATGGTAGGGCTGACCAAACAGGAAACAACTATGTAACTCTTTCATTTAATCCAGAGTCTATGCATCTAGATGATGTTATGATTCGTTATATGCCACAACAACAGGAGTTAGGATGAGTAATCCACGCAAAGCAAAAGGTTCCAAAGCAGAAGCAGATGTAGTTAAATGGTTAAAGAAATGGTTCCCTTATGCAGAGCGTAGAATTGCAGGCTCACAGTTAGACAAAGGCGATATAGCAGGAGTTAACGGTGTAGTTATAGAAGTAAAGAATCATTATCGTTTAGATTTATCTGCTTGGGTAAAAGAACTAGAAGTAGAAATCAAGAATGATAAAGCCTGGACAGGCGCAGTAATACATAAACGAATAGGCAAAGGAGATGTCGGCGAATGGTATGCAACTATGCCAGCAAAGATATGGATAGAACTAATAAAGGAGATATTAGATGAACGAAGAAATTAAAAATATTATAGATGAATTAGAAGAAAAAGTTAAGTATCATAATAATTTAGGATTGATGTATGAAGGACAAGATGATAAACTATCTGAACAAACACATTTTACAGCAGCCTTTTGTTTTGATTTAGCACTAGTAATAGTAAGAAAACATACTAACAAAGAAGGAATGTTAAAACTTGTTAAATGAATTAATAGTTTTACTCACAATGTTTCAACAAGAACTGATTGGATTATTGTTATGGATAAGCACAGTGTTGCTGCCTACCTAGAACATATAGGCGCCCGCCTGCCTAACGAAGGGCATGGCTGGCGCAAGATGCGTTGTCCATTCCACGATGATAGTCACGCATCTGCAGCAATTAATTTTGAAGAGAACAGATTTAAATGTTTTGGTTGTGAAGTAAAAGGCGATGTGTACGATTTAATTATATACAAACAAGGAGGTAGTTACAGTGAGGCTCTCAAATTCGCAGAGGACATTTCTTTACCAAGCAGCGGAAGAATACGCAAAGCATCTTCATCTCGCAGAGGAGTATCTTTCAACCCGTCATCTCTCGGTAGAAGAGGGGAAAAGATTTCATTTAGGGATAGTTAAAGACCCACTACCAGGACACGAATCATATAAAGGTAGACTAGCAATCCCATACATAACACCATCAGGTGTTGTTGATATTAGATTTAGAAGTATCAATGACAATCCAGATGAACCAAAGTATATGGGTGTACCTGGGGCTAAGACTACAATGTTTAATGCACAAGCAGTCTTAACAGCAGATAGTTATATATGCGTAACCGAAGGTGAGTTAGATACAATAGTCTTATCAGCCAAGACTAATCATCCATCTATTGGTATACCAGGAGTAAATAATTGGAAACCATACTACGGTAAAATACTAGATGATTTTGAAACAGTAATTGTATTAGCAGATGGTGATAATCCAGGACTAGAATTTGGTAAGAAACTAAGTAGGGAATTAACTAATGTTAATCTTCTGCAAATGCCAGAAGGACATGATGTAAACAGCATCATTATTCAAGAAGGAAAGGAGTGGATAGATGAGCGAATTAGAAAATGCTTGGGAAAATGACGAAGACTTCTGGGATTTTGTAGGACAAAATAAACGTATGGTTGGCCTGGCCATATCAGATGGCCAAGGTTTAGATATACTTAGTGCACTACGAGATATCTATACAACTATAGAAGAATCTCCAGACAGTGCTATGCGTATGCTTACCTTACTAGGTATAACTATATACGCTAGCAGTATAGGAGAAGGTAAAAAATTCACAGATGAAATACAAGTAACAGCAGCAATGGAACAATTTGATACTAGTATTAGGGAGATATTAGATGAAGAATCCAAGTGATGTAGATGTAATTATAAAAGAACTAAGAAAGATTTTACTTAAAAAGCAGGAAGATTACGGCCCATTAAATATATCTCACGCCCCAGGCGGGGCTATGAATGGGCTACGGGTCAGGATGCACGACAAGTTAGCCAGGCTAAATAACCTAGTAGATAAGGGCAACACGCCCAATTTTGAGTCAATAGAGGATACCCTAATAGACCTGGCAAACTATGCTATAATAGGACTATTAGTACAAAGAGGACAATGGGAAGGTGCGGACTAACCAGTGAGTGAGGCGTGGGTACAAGAGTATGACTTGCTTGTATCCTCCCTTGCCTCCGAGTATTTTAAAAGATATCCCATGCTTGATGCTGAGGATATTAGACAAACATTATGGATGTGGTTTGTTACCCATCCAGTTAAATATAAAGAATGGTCTAAGTTACCAGATAAAGATAAAGAAAAACTAATTGCTAAATCATTACGCAATGCAGCAATAACTTATTGTGAAAAAGAAAAGTCTGCTAAGTCTGGTTATGAATTAGCCGACCTTTATTATTATGATGCCTCAGTTGTCGAGGCGTTTCTGCCATCTATTATTGCAGGTAGTTATGAACTGCCCAATAAAATCAAAGACCTTAACTTTAAGTTTGGTAAAGGTGAAGTTACAGATGGTAACAACTGGCTAGTTCTACGGTCAGATATAGAAAAAGCATTCAATCAATTGGCAGAGGCCAAACAAAATATTTTAAGAATACGTTTCACTGCAGATAACTACGAGTGGACAACTATGGCCAAGGAATTAAATACATCTGCTGATGGTGCACGTAAGCGAGTTGAACGTGCAATTAATTCTTTAATCAGAATACTAGGTGGATGGCGTACCTATACAGATGTAGATATAGTAGAAAATAATATAGAGGATGATGATGACAGAACAGAATCCTAAAGAGATAAAAGATTTATTTAAAAAAGATTACAGCAAAGCAATGGACCTACGTGGTAATTCAATAGGTGACTTTTGTTTATGTGGTTCAGAATTATTTACTGCTATAGTAGCCTTTGAAAATGGTGAGATAGCCTTCTACTTTTTAGATGGTGAGTGTGTTAATTGTGGTTCACTAGTTACCCTGCCTACTCCAATAGATGACCACGGAATGGATTGTGATTAATGGATTCTAAAATAAACTCAGAGGCTAAATGTCCTAATTGTTCTGAAGTTATATGTACTTCTAATCTAGATATAGACCAAGCAGTAATAGATATAGTTGCATTTCATTATGCAGATTGTAAGGATAAATAAATGCCTTACTATGATTTTGAATGCAAGACCTGCAAACTAACAGTAGAAAAAACTGACACTAATCCACCAGATTGTACCTCTTGCGGAAATCTAATGGTTCGTATATGGTCCTCCACACCAGTACATTTTAAGGGAACTGGATTCTATTCAACGGGGGGATGATGAAATTTAGTAGCACACCAGCATGTTCAGGTCTTGATGTAGAACTATTCTTTACAGAAGAAAAAGGAAACTATAGCCACCTTGATTTTATAAAAAGAATGTGCAACACTTGCCCAGTACGAGTCGAGTGCTTTGACTATGCAATCGAACACCTAGTCCACGGATTGTGGGCAGGAACTACTAAAGATGAAAGGGATACATACAGAAGTAAACGTGGAATAGTTGGTAAGACAGTTGTTCCAGCCTCTGTATTTGATGATATAACTTATGAGCAAACTATCTGATTTCGATTTAGATTTATCAGTTGGCCATGAAGGTGAGTCACTGGTTAATGAATTACTAACTAATGGTAAAACCATTGAGGTTAAGACAGACCTTAAGTGGAAAGATACTGGCAACTTATACATAGAAACAGTATGCTGGTCACACAATAACAACGAGTGGTATCCATCTGGTTTATCTTCAACCAAGGCTGAGTACTGGGCATTTGTTTTAGAAGGCAATGTGTTTATAGTATTAACCGACACGCTTAGAAGGGCAGTTACCCTTTGGGGCCATCCTATTACCTGTAATATAGAACCTAATCCTTCAAAGGGATATCTGATACGACCAGATAAAATCCTCCAAGTGGCACAAGAGTTATCTAAGTAGCAGGGGAACTGCTTAGAAAACAAGAAAAGCCCCCGCTTTCTAGTATCTCTACTAGGGCGGGGGTTATTCGTGTCTATAAACAGCCTTTAAAGGCTAATTAAAGGTACTTATTTAGAGCCTAGACCATATTCCTTTTCGGTCTTATCTGCCCATTTAGCCAATGGAGCGGCTACAGAACCGATTAGGATTGCATACTCTGGTGATAGGTCAGCAGCCAGTGCTAGTCCCATTGTTACTGCTGATGCTAGTACAGCACGAAGGTAAGACTTGACTGCAGCCTTAGTCTTCTTGCTCTTTAACTTAGCAATTAAATCTTTCATTTGTTCTCCTTCTTCGGTAATGGCCTTGTTGCCGCTACCACTTTGTTTATTGTTGTTGCTTTTCCCAACCAAGGAAACCAAGGTGACGTGTCGTTACCGCAGTTATCTTTGATGGAAATATGTAGGTGTTTATTATGTTGATTTACTCCAGTATATCTGGCTTCACCATTCTTGGCTGACCAAATCTTACCTTGAAATATTAAATACTTTACTCGTTTATCTGACTGTAACTTCTCATAGATTTCAAAACAATCTATACCACCATTAGGGTCGTGAGTTAAGTCGGCTGCATACCCAGTATTATGGTCTGAGTTAGGACTCTGTTTTAGATGAGCAGCAGATGGAAGCAGACCATCGCTGGCTTTCTTGCGCTTCGGTCTTAACGCCGTCGCTTGGCGCAGTACAGCAATCGCAGCAGGTGTGGCTCTCTTGGCAACAGTTGTCATTTACTTTTTCCTTATCCATACTTGCCATCCTTTACGTATTATTTCTATTTCATTCTTATGTTTTGCTAGCCAAGCATCTATTGCTGGCTTAGGGTTCTTATCAAATCCATCTGGATGGTTCCACTCATAGTCATCAAATGCCATAATGCCACCAGACTTAAGCAAGTCCCAAGATAAGTCTGCATCTAAAGTAACTGATTCTGGTAGATGGTCACCATCAATATAAATAAAATCAAACTTAACTTCTCTATGTTCTTTTAACCAGTCACCACTAAATGCTTTATGTGATGCTACCTTCTTAGTATAAGGCTTTATCTGTTCTTTGTAGGCTTCTTGTATATCATCCCAGTCATATACTGACTCGTGAGGCAGGTTGCCACACCAAGGGTCTATATCTACAAGTAATGATGTTGGGTCTGTAAGAATATTCTTTAGTAACCAAACAGATGCGTTACCAGTAAAGACACCTATCTGTAAGAACTTAAGATTCTTTTTACCTTTAAACTCTGCTAGTCCTGCTTCAAAGTCATCCACTGTTCCATTATCATAGAACCATTTAGGAAAGTTATCTGCTTTCATCCCCACTACTTTCTACTTCTGTATTAAAATCTGGTAAAGCGTATCTACTTTTTGCTCTAACCTATTGACCTGGTCTTTTACACTTGAGCCACCATTCGGGCGAAGTTCTGATAGATAGTGTTTAACTAAGTGTCTAACTCCAACTGCTAACGCTCCGATTAAAGTGGTTATGGCAACTGCCAATGCAGCCCAGTCATTAGGTGTCATAAGTATTATACCGTTCTAATAGTTATCTCAATTACTCCGCCAAACCCATCAAACCTTTTATCAGGTGGGGTCATACGGGTAAATGAGATTTCTTCAACAACTACCTGACGACTTTCGCCAGTAGTAAGGTCTTGCCAGGTAACAACGTCGCCATTCTCTTCAACTCCTTCTAGTAGTTGTAGTCGTGCTAGTGCCTTACCTTCATATCCAGATACAACATTGTATCTATCTGTTTCTATATCAAAGCAATAAACAGGAAACTTCATAACTCTTTGACGTGGTGTAGCAATAGTAGCCTTTGCTTGATAGCCCTTAAATGTAGGCCCTTGGCTAGTAGTTGTAGCATCACGGTTAAGAACAAACTTATAGGCTACATACTCTTGTGCTGTATCAGGATTGTTAGTACCAACCTCAACTGCAGTTACTCCTGCTTCGTAAGTAATATGGTCATACTCAACACCATCTTTATCTACAGTTTCAAGTACTAATGAACCTTTATTAAAGTCACCACGAGCAAGTAAACGCTTAAAGTTTTTAGGCTCAAGGGTTCCGTATCTAATGTATCCTGTAGTTATATAACCAGTAGACATCAATGTAGATGCTGCTTCTAAATATGAATAACCAGGTTTGCCAACAAATCCAGTAGTTACTGCAGTAGATGCAATAGTTCCAGATGTAGCAGTAGTATAGGTAATTGTATTTGTAGTTACCGAGGTAATAGTAAAGTCACCATCTAGTGCTGTATCTACACCAATAACATATATCTTATCTCCAGCCACATAGCCGTGTGCATTAGATGTAATAGTTGCAGTGGTGCCAGTGCGTTCTTTGTTAGTTACAGACTTTTGGTCGACTGCTTCTGTACAGAATGCAAGTCTATTTGTTTCTCCCAAAAATCCACAGGCTGTAGTATGGACTCCAGATACACCTGTATAATATAAATCATTAGCATAGGCAAAGCGCAAGGTTTCTATCTCATTACCAAGGTCAATGCGGATAACTCCTGGCTCACCATCTACGCTAGTTGCACACCATACGAATCTATCTCTGGCTGCAAAGTCATAGCAAGGTTGAGTAGTTTCTACAATTAGTGGGCCATAATTTATAGAACCATCTTGGTCAGATACAGTTGCTGCACGAATTCCCTTATTGGTTCCTATCATCATATAACCTAGATAGTAATAAATCTTATGTATTACTTCACCAACTGGCATCTCTGCAGCAGTAATGGCTGAGGTAAGACTAGGCATAGAACCAGATGTATTGAGGGTAAATTTAAATATAAATGATTGAATACCACTAAAGCCAGCAATATATATAGCAGGACCTGATGCTGTAATAGAAGTAAAGATAATATCTGAATCTGAGTGTGTATATATAGCAGTAGGTAATGATGATGCTGAGGTAGAAAACTCATATATCTTATTATTAGCAGCCATAACAATACGGTCTTTAACGTATTCCATAGCAGCATTAGTTACTGTAATACCAGCAGCAGTAAACAATACTGTTTTGGAGGTAGATGCATCTCCAGTTAAAGGCTTTTTATTTACTTCTAGTTTTCCAGATGGGCCAGTGTCATTAGTTACCCAATAGGCTTCAGTACCATCATCACAGATTGCATATACCTTATCATCTGAACCAGCATTAAAATCAATAAAGTGAGTTTCTGCACCAGTAGTGTCAATTTTATCTACATCATATCCATCGTGTAGTAGTACACCGTTATTGCTACCCCATTTAATAGAGCGTAATTGTTGAAATGCACGACCATTAGATTCAACTGGGTATGTAGTTACGTGGGCTGAACTAACATCTTTAAGTAGAGTTACCTCACCCTTAGTCCAAACATTAACACCTTTGCTATCTGTAAATCTATGGTTAACTGTCTCACCAGCAGATGGGTCATAGAACTTAATGCCCTCACCACCGTGAAATGATGACTGACTTCTAATCCACCAGCCAGTAAGTGATTGCTCACCTGGCTCTGCTCCATTATCAAACTGGTCCTTCTTGTAAGGTGCAGTCTGTCTAATGTATGGACGTTGGTCATTTATGGCATAGAAGAATGGTTGTCCACCAACTGCTACATCATATGAGTCAGATGTATTCTGCCAGTATTGGGATGTAGA